AAACAAATGCAGTTCGATCAGGACTGGTTAGACGAGCGAGGTATTGCTCTCTGCTACATCCCCTACACGGACGGCATAAGCTCAACCAAAATCAAGGGCAGGCTAGCGATAGACTAGAAGCGGAGGTTTATCTTGGCAATCACTAATGGCTACTGCACGCTAAACGAGCTAAAGGCTTCTCTCAGAATCCCCGTAAGCGACACGGTTGACGATGACCTGCTTGAGCTTGCGGTTGAGTCTGCCTCTCGTGACATCGACCAAGCAACTGAGCGTGTTTTCTACTCAAGCACCGCTACCCGAATCTTCACCCCTCGTGACTCCTACAACTGCGAGATCGACGACCTAGTTTCGGTCACGACAATCAAGTCCTCGTCAGGAGCAGATGGCGTGTTCGACATCACTTGGGCTACAAGCGACTACCAACTCATGCCGCTCAACGGCGTTGCTGGAGGAATGAGCGTGCCTTACGACCTCATCTATGCAGTCGGAGACTACTCATTCCCTATGAGCGGTCAGGAGGCCACCGTACAGGTGAACGGCACTTGGGGATTCTCGGCAGTGCCGACAGCAATCAAGCAGGCAACCGTTCTGCTAGCAGCCAGAATCTTCAAGCGTAACGATTCACCAGGTGGCGTTATGGGCTTCGGCGACCTCGGCGTAATCCGAGTCGGAAGAATGGACCCAGACATCGACAGGCTAATTCAGCCATACAAGAAGGTTCGCTTCGCATGACAATAGCTGCTATCCGTGAGGGTATCGCTACTAACCTGAGAACAATCTCTGGTCTGAGAGTCTTTGAGGAAATCCCTGATCAAGTATCCCCTCCTGCTGCAATCGTGCAACTCAACAATGTTGAGTATCACCAAGCGTTCGCAGGCGGGCTAAACATCTTCCGCTTCACTGTCAGAGTGATTGTTGGGAGGGCTGCCGAGCGTCAAGCTCAACGCAACCTCGACCTCTACGCAGAGCCGTCAGGTGACTCATCTGTCAGGAGTGCGATAGAATCGAATAGAACTTTGAGCGGTGCTTGCCAAGACCTAATCGTCGAGTCAATGCCGAACATCGGTTCAATAACTGTAAACGAGAACGATTACCTAGCAGGTGAATGGACCGTCACCTGCTACGCATAAGGAGCTAAATTGGCAAAGTATGTAGTGACGGGAAACTCCGTCTCACTAAACGGAACCGACATTTCTGCATCCGTCGCAAGGGCTGAGCTGGTTATTACCTCAACTGAGGTAGATGTAACCGACTTCGCTAGCGGTGGATACACAGAGGTTGTCGGCGGACTAAAGAGCGGTTCTGTATCGCTCGACTTCCACAGCGACTTCGGAGCAGGCGGACTAAACACCGTTCTAACCGAGGACCTAGTAGGAACCATCGGAACTGTTGTGCTGATCACAAACAACGGAACTGCTGCCGCTTCAGAAACGCCGTCATTCACGGCTAATGTCCTCATAAATTCTGTATCGCCCGTAAGTGGGGCAGTCGGCGATTTGAGCACATTTAGTGTTACTTTTCCGACCTCGGGCGAAATCACCAAGGCAACCGCTTAGGACTATAAATGAAAATCAACCTACAACTCACCTACGATAACGGCGAGGCAAAGGACATCCTTTGCAACGCTGCGGACATGGTCGCTTTCGAGGACAAGTTCAATGTCTCAATTGCGTCTCTGACTAACGAGCCGAAGATGAGCTACATGCTCTACCTGGCTTATCACTCAGAGAAGCGAACAGGCGGAACTAAGGACTCTTTTGAGAAGTGGCTAGAAACCGTCGACATGGTAGGAGCGAGTGCCTCCGACCCAAAATAACTGGGTTGGGGGACTCATCCTCCCATTGGTTCATCGCAGGACTCGCTTGTGAAACAGGTATTGCACCGAGTGCCTTGTTACAGGAATCACCTCGTATGCTCTGGACAATGCACCGCTGGTTGGTAGCAAAGAACCTACCACCGAAATAGAGAGGCCCTCCCTTCGGGGAGGGTTTTCTCATTGGTAGAATTAGAGGGTTAGGAGCGTCATGGCGAGAAGCGGTTTGTCGGGGTCGGCGGAGACTTTGCGGATGCTCAAGACTTATGAGTCTGATCTCTACAAAGAATTTCGTAAAGGCGTGAACTCGCAACTCAAGCCAGTCATTGCACCGATTGAAGGCGAGATAAACAGCAGCGTGACTTCCAGTATCCGCAGCAACATGAGCGGAATGAATCACAACGGACGCACGGGCTGGTCAGGCGTAAAGGTAACACCAAAGGTTTCTCTCCGTCCTCGTGACTTGCTATTCATCGAGGGTAAGGGTCGCAACGCAGGACTTGATACTCAGGTTGGTTTTGAGTATGCCGAGCTAGCAGGTATTGAACGCCGTCCTCCCCGAGCAGTCTCTAAGGGCTGGGGGTCGACTTCCGTTGGCTATCACTCCTACATTTACAATGGTCAGGGTAAGGCTTTCAACCGCAAACTCACTCAGACTTACGGCAAGCCAGGTCGCTTCTTGTGGAAGCGTGTCCTGAAGCGTAAGCCAGAACTAGAGAACAAAGTCCTAAACATTGCAGAGAACTTGAACATCAAAATAAATCGGAGGCTTGCATGAGCATCAAGATTCGGATTGTCTCCGACTTTGATAAGCGTGGACTAACTGAGGCAGAAAAGGCACTCGGCGGTCTATCTAAGGCAGCGGGTATTGCACTTGCAGCCGTTGGTGCAGCAGTCGCAGGAATCGCTGCTAAGTCAGTCCAAGAGTTTGCAAAGTTTGACGGTGCTCTCACTAAGTCCCAAGCCATTATGGGTGACCTCACTCAGGCGATGGAAAAGGACATGTCTGACGCTGCCCGTGAAGTAGCCAAAGCCACAACCTTCTCAGCCGAACAAGCTGCCGAGTCATTCTTCTTCCTAGCATCTGCTGGTTTGGATGCCGAGGCATCTATCGCTGCCCTACCTCGTGTGGCTCAGTTCGCTCAGGCGGGTATGTTCGACATGAGTCGAGCTACCGACCTCCTAACAGATGCTCAGTCTGCTCTTGGCTTGACAATCCGTGATGATGCCGTCAAGAACATGGAGAACATGATTGCGGTGTCGGATGTCCTTGTTCGAGCTAACACCCTGTCAAACGCAACAGTCGAGCAGTTCTCAACCTCGCTGACAACAAAGGCAGGTCCCGCACTTAGAACTCTAGGCAAAGACATCGAGGAAGGTGTCGCTGTTCTGGCAGCGTTCGCTGATCAGGGTATCAAGGGTGAGGAAGCTGGAACTCAGCTCTCTATCGTTCTGCGTGACCTCTCGACTAAAGCCATCAAGAACAAAGAGGACTTCGCTGCTCTTGGTGTCTCAGTATTCGACTCGAACGGCGAGATGCGTAACCTCGGCGACATTATCGGCAACCTTGAGACTGCTCTCGATGGAATGTCTGACGAGACGGCTAAGGCAACACTTCTACAACTCGGGTTTGCTGACCGTTCGGTGCAGTCAATCCTTGCTCTATTGGGAACCTCAGACGCAATCAAGGAATACGAAACAAGCCTGCGTTCTGCCTCGGGCTTTACCGACACTGTTGCTAACAAGCAGCTAGAGACTTTCAGCTCGCAGGTCAAGCTACTTGAGTCTGCCTTTATAGATGTCGCTATTCAAATCGGTGAGGAACTGACTCCTTACCTGCAAGACCTTATCCCTGTCATACAAGACCTCTTGCCGATTGTCGGTCAGAAGCTTGCGGACGCTTTCGCAAAGGTCGACTGGGAGGGGCTGGTCACTACCGTTGGTGAGTTTGTCACTCTGATCGTTGAGAACTTAGATAACATCGGCAGACTCATCGGAGTCATCACAGGCATCTCAGTAGCCCTTGTGACCTACACAACAGTCACAAAGATTGCTACAACCGCTCAAAAGATTTTCAATTCCACCCTGTTGCTCAACCCTTGGGGATTGCTTGCCGTCGCACTCGCAGGCTTTACCTACCTGCTAGTCAGAAACAACGGCGAAGTTGATACGGCTACTGAGAACTACCGTCAGCTCAATTCTCAAATCGACCAGGCGAACTATCAAACAAAGAACCTCGCTGATACATACCGTGAGAGTTCTTATGTAGCAGACAAGTATGGCATTGAGACTGACGACCTTCGCAACGCAAACCTCAAGCTTGCGGGTGCAGCAGACATGGTTTCAGGTGAGTTGGGTCGCTTCAACTCAATCAAGATGGACCGCCTGCGTGCTGAAATCAACGCAACAAAAGACGCTACCGAAGGTCTAAATGAAGCCTCAAGACAATACGGCCTTGCTCGCATGGGATTGCTCACAGGTGAGGCATCGGGTCGGGGTGCACAAGTAAAGGCTGCTTTGGAGGCAGGGGCTTCAATAGGCAGCACAGGCCCTTCCGCATTTGAGCAGGCTCGTGAGCGTGTCCGTGATCTAATCAAAGACTCACAGAAGCAGTTGCGTAATGCTCAAAAGCAATACAACAAGACGATTCAAGATGCTAACGAGAGTTACGCTCAGAATGTTGAGCGTCTGCAACTAGAGTATGCAAACCGACTAGAAGGCATCATCAGGCAGTCACAAGCTCGCCTCACCGACGCTTACAAGTCAGCCGTTGCTGTAAACCTCTCCTCGCTGTTTGAGCGTGACGAGGCTAAGTCCGTAGAGGGGCTAGTTGACTCCCTAAGCGACAAACTCAAGGCTTCTCGCACTCTCCTATCAAACTCAGCAGAACTTGCCTCAGCAGGCTTCTCACAGACTTTTATTGAGCAGGTCGTATCAGCGGGAACTGAGACGGGTAACGAGCTTGCGTCGGCGATTCTTGAATCAACACCTGAAGTGCAGCGTGAACTCAAGGAGCTGTTCCGTGCACTCGAGATTGAGTCGAATCAGGGCATGGATGCTCTGGCAGAACAAATCTACGAGAAGCAGGGTCTTGCAACCGACGCACTCAAAGACCTTTACGCTCAGACTCAGGTTGACCTGGCTAACTCTCTGCTCGACGCACAATCACAGCTAGACGAAGCACTACTAAACGCATCGCTTACCCTGCAAGACAACATGATTACGATTCGTGAGAATGTTATGGAGCAGATTGCTGAGATGGACAGGGGCCTCGGTGGACTAAGCGGAACCGTCGATCAGTTCATCAGCAAGCTCGACTCGCTTATTGCTAAGCAGCAACAAGTCGCAGGTGCTCCTGCAATCTCATTCCAGCCAGAGCCAGTCAGCACGGGACCTGTTATTGACTTCCAGCCGATGCCGACAACAACGCCTAAGCCTGTTGTGACTCAGCCTCAGCCCGTCATAAACATAAATGTCAAGCCTGACGCAACTCAGTCTCCTGCAATGGTAGGAACGACAGTTGCTAAGGCAGTTGAGAAATACACCTCACTCGGTGGAGGTCTTAGGGGTATCAAGGTAGTGGCTCTCTAATGGCGATACCTACACCCCTAGTCGAAATCGGATTCGACATCCTCTCAAGTGGGTTTGGTCCTTACTTTATCCTTGACGACCCTGTAAAGGGAAAGCTCGACAACACCGAATACCTGCTAGCGGGAACTATCTTTTTTGATGTCACGGACTCGGTAAAGACCATCGCCGTCAAGCGAGGCAAGAATCACTCTATTGACCGATACGATGCTGGCCTTGCGAATGTCGTGTTCAACAACAACGATAGAACCTTCGACCCCGAGTTCTCGGGTTCACCGTTCTTTGGGCAGATTATCCCTAAGCGTCAGATCAGGATTTCATCAGGCGGTGAGGTCGTGTTCACGGGCGTAATTGACGACTGGAACCTTACCTACGAACCTAACGGCGACTCGTTAGCCTCAGCAGCCTGCTCAGACGCTCTGACCTACTTCTCTAGTCAAAGTATCGACGAACGCACAAACTCCGTGCAGCAGTCAGGTGACAGGCTAGGAACGATACTTAGCCTGCCCGAAATCAACTGGCCTCTCGCAGAGCGTGACATTGAGACAGGAGCAATGGAGCTCGGTGCTGACACCATTGCCGAGTCAACTAATGCACTTGATTACATCCGACTAATTACCCGCAGCGAACCAGGTTCGTTCTTTATCGCAAAGGCAGGAAATGTCGTCTATCGTGACCGTCGCACAGGCCCAACTTCGGGCGGAACTACTCTTGCCGATGATGGCACTGGTATCCCTTATACCAACATGGTTGTCGAGTATGGCTCGGAGCTTCTCTATAACGAGATTGTTGCTTCATCCGTCATTACCTCAACAGCAGTCCAAGCTCAATCAGCAGAGTCAATCGACACTTACGGAATCTTCAACCTAACCCGCTCTGACCTGCTCATAAATTCTGATGATGACCTCACAAGCTACGCAACATTCTTAGGCAACAGATTCAAAGAACCCGAGTATCGCTTCAAGTCCGTGCAGATTATCGTTGATCAGAGAACCCCAGCACAACAGGCTGAGATTCTTGCACTTGAAATCGGTGATGTTCTTCAAATCAAGTTCACCCCTAATGGCATTTCTCCTGCCATCGACAAGTATGCCGAGATTATTTCAATCGACCACTCGGTGAACTCAACAGACCACATTCTTACATTCGGGTTCTCAACACTCGACTTCGCACTGCTCGTTCTTGACGATGCGGTATTTGGTAAGCTAGACAGCGGAAACGCTTTGGCGTTCTAAGGAGAATAATGTCAGGTTTAGGTAGAAAAGTCTGGTCGGCGGGAGATGTCCTCGCAGCAGCCGAAGTCAATGGCTACCTCATGGATCAGGCGGTTATGGTATTCGCCGATTCCGCAGCAAGGTCAAGTGCAATCGGGACCCCGACTCAGGGTATGGTTTCCTATCTGCAAGATACCTCAACACTTCAGGTTTACGGAACAGCTTGGGCAGATGTTTCCTCCCCAGGTGACATCACAGCAGTTACCGCAGGCTACGGACTTGCAGGCGGAGGTTCATCGGGCGATGTAACCCTAAGCCTCGGCACAACAATCACATCCTCAACTGCAACGACCTACACAATCGGAACCGCTGACGCAGGAACTATCTTGCAGTTCACAGCAGCTTCCGCAGTCATCACAGTCGGCACAGCCTCAGACATCCCAGCAGGTCAGCGTATTGACATTCTCGACGATGGCGGGGGGATGACAGTCTCAGCAGAGTCAACAGCCGTAACTTTGAACGGAGCAGGCACAGCAGGCACAGCCTACACAGTAGGTGCTCAATACGAAGCAGTCACAATCCTTAGCCTCGGCTCAGATTCCTACCGCATCATCGGTAACATTACGGCGGTCTAAATGCTGCTACTAGGTGTATTAGCAGCACAAGCCGAAGGAGCTGTCGCAGTCGCTAGCGATTACGACCTGCTCGAAACAGAGATACTTGCAAGCGATACAGCAAGCGTGGAATTTACAAGCGGTGGAGTATGGGCTAACTATCAGCACCTTCAGGTCAGAGCGGCAGTAAGGACTGACAGAACTGGCACTTTCGGAATTGTAAATGTCGGTTTCAACTCAGACACTACCGCTGCCAATTACAGAAACCACGAATTGTTTGGAGATGGGCTCTCCGTATTTTCAGTTGATTATTCTGGTTACAACAACATCAGAGTCGCTTTTAGGGGAGGTGGGGCTGGTAGCACCGCAGGATTTTTTGGTGCTAACGTTATGGACATTTTGGACATAAATTCGACCTCAAAAAATACAACAATTAGAAGCTTTGGGGGAGCTACCAACAACATAAGCCTGTTAAGTGGAGCATACTTTCAAACTAATGCAATTACTACTATGACTTTTACGCCTGAAAGTGCATCAAACATAGTTGCTGGCTCTCGTTTCAGCCTATACGGATTGAAGGGAGCGTAAGATGCCTACTGTTTATTCCCCACCTGTTTCTACCTATGTTGCTTTAGCGACCTTCACCGCAACGGGTGGCGAGACTGGGGTAACTTTTGGGTCAATTTCTGGTTATAGGGATTTGATTGTGACCTATGACTTCAAGACACCATCAGACAGCGAGCTAAGGCTGAAATACAACGCCGACTCTGGTAGTAACTACCCTGAAGTTATTATGTATAACTTTGGAGCTAGCGGTGCAGATTCTGCTACTGCAACTTTGTCCTATGTCCCTACTGCTGCTTCACCTTACACAGAGTTTTGGGGACAGGCACAAATCCTTGATGCTTCAGCAACAGACAAGCACAAAACCACTTTAGTAAGAAGCAACAACACAGGTGAGTATGTTCTTGCTTATGCTTCACGCTGGGCAAACACAAATGCCATTACAAGCATTGAGTGTTACTTGACTACAAGTAGTTTTTCTTCTGGCTCGAGAATAAATCTATTTGGGATAGTGAGTTAGTTATGAGTATGACAGTTATAGAACACATTGAGGTAGGTTCGGGTGGGCAGGCTTCTATTACCTTTAGCTCGATACCTGCTGATTACACAGACCTTTACTTGAAGCTGTCTGTTAGATGCACAGACTCAGATTTTGCTGCCTTGATTTTTCAATTCAATTCAAGCTCGACTGGTTATTCGGCACGAAATTTGACAAACAAAAACGGCTCAGTAGTTTCTGGGTCTTGGACAACTGCAAGCTCGAACAGCATTACAGGTGGAAGATTGGCAGATGGCTGGATTACCTCATCAGGTCAGACTGCTTCCACATTTTCATCAGCGGGATTTTACATTCCTAACTACACAAGCTCATCAGCAAAGTCGTTCAGCTTAGATGCAACTGGCGAGAACAATGGCACAGGTATTGGGCAGGAACTAATTGCAGGGCTGTGGACTGGCACAGATGCAATCAACAGCATTACTTTGACACCGCAAAGCAGCACAAACTTCGTGCAATACAGCAGCGCAACTCTCTATGGGGTGACCGCTGGAAGTTCTGGCGGAGTAACAGTTAGCTAACAGACAGGTAAAATAAAACTATGACAGACAAACCAACGAAACTCATTGTGGACTGCTCGACTGGGGAAAGAACAGTCGTGCCTCTAACCGATGAGGAGATAGCCGAGCGTGAAGCAATGGCAGCTCAGGCAGAAGCCGACAGACTTGCTCAGGAGCAGGCAGAGGCAGACAGGCAGGCACTCAAGGATTCGGCTAAGGCCAAGTTGATTGCAGGCGAGCCTTTGACGGCTGAAGAAGCTGCTGTAATCGTCCTGTAAAATAGTCTGTAAACCTACACCACTTGAAGCATTGGAGCGTGTGTAGATGAGCGATGACGAGCTAACCCCTAAATGGGCAGTCGAACTAATGATCAGGTTCGAGCGACTAGAGGCTCGCATTGGGGCAAACGATGAGCGTCACATGAGTCACGCAGAATGGGCCACTCGCAACATCAAGGATCACGAGATTCGTCTAAGGGCTATCGAGAAGAAGCTCTGGGGAGCTGTCGGAGCAGCAGGAATCATCGCAACCGTAATCACATTTATAGGCAGGTCTGTTTAGTGAAGCGTGAAGCCGATTGGAGACTGCCCTACCCTGACAAATACATCACGGGCCACTACGGCACGCTCTCAGACTTCCGCAAGGCTCGAGGTATGCAACCTCACTCGGGAACAGATTGGGCACGACCTAAAGGCACACGCATCCCTGCCATCGCAAAGGGCACTGTTCGCCTCATTCAGTATTCAAAAGTCCTCGGGTGGGTTCTAGTTCAAACCGCAATGGACAAAGATGGCAAGGTCTGGTATCTCGGCTACTGCCACATGGACACGAAGCCAGGTTACAAAGTCGGCGACAAACTCACTAAGTCACAG